AGCATGTGGGTTTTTGAGAGAATACTATGTAGTGCATGGACAGTTTAAATTGGCGTACACGGTTGAAGGTCTTAAATGGTCTATAGACGATAGTATTTGTATTCGAAAGATTGACACGAAAGAATTGGTGGGGTACATATCCAGTACACCTTTGGATGTGAACGTAGAAGGGAAGGAGCATAAGATGACCCAAATTGATTACCTATGTGTACATCCATCGTATCGCTCAGTGAGACTCGCACCACTTCTCATAACTGAAATTAAACGTCGAGCGAATAAGAGGGGTATTTGGCAGGCTATTTATACAGCCGTCACGAAGATTCCTACACCCATCACTAAATCATGTTATTGGCACAGGTTCTTAGATGTGAAACATCTCGTAAAGACTGGATTCCACCAAACGAATCGACTCCGCGAAAAGTTTTACGATATTCGGGGTCCGTGCAAACATGCGTGGAGAAAGATGACCATGGAAGATGTACCAAAAGTAGCTTCGATACTCAAGGAACACGTAAAGGAAGCTAAGATAGCTCCGGTCATCACAGAAGACTATGTGAAACGAGTCGTACTACCTATTCACTCATATGTGAATGATACCACAGACGATTTCATCTCATTCTATGATATTCCGTATGAACGTCGAGACGGGTCAGGGACTATAAATCAAGTATATAGATTTTTCATGGTGGGTGACGTATACAATGACGCATTTCTCATCGCCCGAAACCTCGGTTTCCATGTATTCAATAGCGCTGAGGTAGGTGTACATACAGAAACACTCGAGAAGGAAAAGTTCATCAAGGGAAATGGATTTGTATACTATTATTTATGGAACTGGCACTTAAGTGAGGTACTCGAACCTAAAGAAATATCAGTTATTATTCCATAAGGGTGACATGGAAGAAATTCGTAAGAACCACAATGATGCCAAGAGAAATCTCATCCAGTCCGTTTCAAAAGAGGGCGAACACATTCTCGATGTAGGTTGTGGGTTTGGTGGAGATCTTCAAAAATGGCACAAGTGTGGAGTGAACATTAACATGTGTGATCCCGAACCATCAGCCCTAGAAGAGGCTCGTTCCCGCGCTAAAAATATGCATATGCGAGTCAATTTCTATGAGGGTGACATTCATAATTGCCCAAATAGAAAATTTGATGTTGTATGTTTCAATTTTTCTTTACATTATATATTTGCAACGAAGAACTTGTTTTTTAGTTCGATACATGAAATAAGAAAACGGATAAAACCAGGTGGTATTCTCATGGGTATCATTCCAGATTCTGAAAAGATTATTTTTAAAACTCCTCTCATAGATGATAGAGGCAATTTTTTCAAACTCAAAGACCATGGGAATGGTGGTTTTGGTGAAAAGTTATTTGTAAATCTGGTTGATACACCTTATTATGCGGATGGACCAAAATCAGAGCCGGTGGCTTTCAGAGACTTGTTGATCACACATTTAGAAGAGTTGGGGTTTAGTTTAGAACTTTGGCAGGGTCTCACTGGAAATCCTATATCGGAGCTCTATAGTAAATTTATCTTTGTATATAAGAGATGAGAACACTTGCGCTGTTATTGATAATCAATCTGTTTGTTCTTTATTATACCAGGCAACCAAAGGAACTTGTTGAGGTTAAGGAAAAATATACCATCCTCAGGAAACACCTTCGTGAAACAAATAACGAAAAGTATCACATGCTTCACAGGACTATACCCATCACGGGTATGAAACGAATGTGGGGTTCTGTCGGTTCTAATACAAACAAAGGTGGTGAAATAGTTGTATGTCTAGATGGTAAACCGAATGAAATATTTCACGTTCTGATTCATGAATTGGCCCATTGTACCGTGAGTGAATACAAACATTCCCCACAATTTTGGGAAAATTACATCGAACTTCGGGACATGTGTATTAATTTGGGTATTTATGAACAAATTCCCGAAAGAACCGAATTCTGTGGTCAGCACATTCAGGATAAATAATCTCAGTTTAGTTTAAATGAAGACACCGGTGAACATTTTGATTACGGCCATCGCGTATTGGATACTCCTATACGTCGTAACACTCGTACCACTTATATCCAAGAGTTATCATTTAAACCTCATATGGTTTACTGTCATTATACCCAATGTTATTCGATTCGCCATCGGTAACATCCCACGCCTCGCGGTAGACCGAGTATTTTTCTTATCCACGACTTTCATCGCGTTAGTTATTACCTTTTTCATCAACCAGATTTCATCTGAAACGAAGAAAGCTATGACTGATCATAAAGCCGACGTTAGCAAGAAACTTAAATTGAGTGCCTTGTTAGCGGGGACGTTTGCTCTTGGTGCTTTGGGTACGTATTATTCTGGAATTGATAATTCTATTTATAGTAATATGGGCTGGGAAAGGCCTGTTTAAGGCTTGACTACATAGTCCTTCATGAAATAGAAGACGATCGCGGCTACTACACCAGTAGTCGCGAGGCCAACCATACTCCTACCCCCTTGTTCGTTAAGGAACTTGGGGATAGAAGTCGCCAATTTGTCCTGGACAGGCTTGCTCACCGCAAGACCTGTGCACGCCGCAACAAGAAGAGCGGTCATTTGTTCGTCGGTGAGATTCATGGGGTTCTTACTGGCGGGCTTCTCAGCCTGTTGCACATGCATTCCCTGAGGCTGGGGAGCAGTCATCTGGGGCATCATACCCTGCATCTTGGGTTCATCGGTCATCATAGGGGGTTCCATCATGATATCGTTAATGGGAGTAGAATCCATCGTCTCTTTACTCTGACTCACATTTTTTTCGGGTTGAATTTGCGCTTCGTTTTTTATAAAAGATGTGGACTGATTCTGACTAATGGGAACCATTCCTTCTCCGTCATCTGAAAGATTCATGGTATACACTCGATCTGAAGCCATTTAATATACCCATAGTTTTTTGAACAATTATCGAGACGCACCTACTTAGTCTTTGTGATCTTGAGGTTTGTTTTCTTAGTCGCCTTCTTAGCATCATCTTCCTTCTGCTGCTGATGTTTGGGGTTGTACATCTTCTGGTGCAATCTCCATAAATCTGGACCACCAACCCTGAAACCCTTTCTAACCGTTGCTTTGTACCAAAATACACAATCCTGAATCTTGTTAGATTTTACTGTATTATCTAACACGAGACATTCGTAGTTCTCTGTACAGGCGTCCATCACTTTACAAAACATATCGAAAGAAGGGAAGATACCAAAGAAGGATTTGTATAACTTTTCTCTGTTCTGGATAATGTTCTCCCTGAGAATAAACACATAATCCACATTGGCTCGTAGTGCCGGTGGTAAGTCCATAACATATTGCATTGTCAACATAAAGAAGATCTTCCAATGACGACCATTCATAAAACACTGTCGAATACACGTATCTTTTAGAAACTTTGAGTCATACATACAGTCATCCAGAAGCATAAACGCTCCACAATTTGATTTACCCCCGCCCACCAACTTTCTCTGTCGGGCCATAACCCTTTCTATCGCATCTCTGTCGTAGTCACCATAAATGAATAAATCTGGGATAAACTCAGAGTAAAAATGATTACCCTCTTCTGTTCCTGATAGTACAATACCTGCCGGGAGGTGTTTCTTATGATACATGATATCTTTCACCAGAGTTGATTTACCGGTGTTACGCTTACCTATGAAAACACACACCCTGTCATCCGCGATCGTCTCGGGTTTGAATTTCCTCAATTGAAGATTCATTCTAATGTACTGTCTCGTTTTATTTACCAAAATTTTACTCATATACAGTAGGAATGGCTGGTCGTCTGAGACTTGCTGCCACTGGGGTCCAAGATGAATGGCTCACAGGTGAACCACAGTTTTCGTACTTTCTAACAAATTTCAAACGTCACTCAAAATTTGCTTTTGATTATGTTGAGAGCCAATTCGATGGGGACATAGATTTTGATAAGACTGTCATATGCACGATACCGGGTGACAAAGGTGATTTGATTAAAAATGTTACACTGAAGGTTACACTGAGTGATCCCAAACCAGATGACGGTGGTGAAAATGATATGGTATGGTCACCGTCTATAATTACTCATATGATAGACTACGCAGAACTTTTAATAGGTGGACAACCCATTCAACGAATTACAGGAGAGTACATCTATATGCATCAACAACTTCATAATACGAATGACGACATCGAACAAACACTGTACTTTCTCAATGGACATGGTAATTATCTAAGTTATGCAGATCCGTATACATATTTCCTGGATATTCCATTCTATTTTTATAGGAACCCATCCCTGGCTATACCAACATGTGCACTTCAAAAACAAGTCGTAGAGGTGAGAATTAAACTAAAACCAATTTTAGATCTCGTTCGAAACGTGAGTAGTACGGATCCAAGTGATTCATACGCTGATGCATCCGCTTCAATCTTAAAGTTCTCACTTGATACTGAGTTTGTGTATTTG